CTTGGGGATGCTCTTCACGGCAACCCCGGGCGATTCCATCGATGAAGGCGTCAGCATGATCAATGACGCCCTGTCATACAACCCCGAGAAGCCGGTGGACGCCCGCAACCAGCCGAAGCTGTATATCAGCGAGAACTGCAAAAATGTCATCTACGCGCTGCAGACTTATACTGCTGCTGACGGGAAACGCGGAAGCGTTAAGGACTGGATCGACCTTTGTCGCTACGTCGTTCTTTCCGATGCGATGAACGTCGAAGGCGACATCCTACGACCAACCGGAGGCGGAAGTTACTGATGGCGCCAACGGGAATAGTCCCTCCACCGCCGCGAGTGCGACCATGGCGCGGCCGAAGCGATGAGCCTCCGAAGTGCGGCGTGTGTACGAAGCAGCTTCGCATGGACGACATCCATGGCGTTGACGAAATGCTTGGCCCGATCTGCCGCGAGTGCGGGCCTCACGTTATAGCGGCTAACCGAGCGCTTTATCCATTCTATGTTTAACCGAACCAAAACCATCCCAACCGACCGCTACCAACCCGGAGATCACGATCCCAAGAGCGCCCTCGCCTTCTCCCGGGAGCAGGCGCCGCCGGCATACCTCGCCGTGATGCTTGAGCTGCAGGACCGCATCGCCGACACCTCCCTGCTCGTCTCAACGATGGCTACGGCAAAAGAACCCGGATGGCTCGCCCATGCCAGCGGACAGCTCAATGCCCTGCTTGAGCTTTGGGACGCCTTGGAACAGCGCCGCGCGGAGTCATCGAAGTTAGAGTAGTCACAAAAGAACTGCACATTTTGTGACACAAAGGGACGCTACTTGTGCAGAAGTGTTGCCGATTCTATCCACGCTCCTAAAATAGTGCTGGACAAACGTACAGTCCGCACCCATACTTAATGTATCAACGGTGAGTTGTGCCTTCATGGCACTGTGGTTGTTGATCGGACTGGTAGACGGACTACCTGGCACTACTTGGAGGTTTATCCATGGCGGAAGAGAACGCAGCTCCGGCTGCAGGTGACGATATCATTTCAATGGCTCTCGCGGAGCTTACCGGGCAACCGGCGCAACCCGAGGACGTGAAATCGGCAGAAGCCGAAGATCTTTCACAAACTGAGACAGAGGAGGAATCCGAGGAGAAATCCGAAGATACCGAAGAAGTTAAGGACGAGGAGTCCAAAGACGCTGAGGAGTCCGAAGAAAAGGACGACGAGGACGGCGACAAGGAAGACGAGGCGCCCACGCAGGAGAAGATCCAAAAACGGATTAATAAGCTCACTGCGCAGAAAAAAGAAGCGCTCGAAAAGGCTCAAACGCTGGAAAGCGAATACGCGCAGGCGAAAACACGCCTCGCCGAGCTGGAATCCCAAGTCAACGAAGCCGCTCGCCCCGTCTTGCAGCCGACCGCGGAGAACCCGCTGGCCGATGTGGACACGCCCGAAGCGCTCGACGCCAAGATCAAGTCCGCGCAAGAAGTCCGCCGATGGGCTTTGCGCCACACGGACGGCGCCGAGGTCAAACGACCGGACGGCACGACCGTCTATGTGGACAGCGACCAGGTCAAAGACTACCTCATCAAGGCCGACGATGTTTTAACCATCCACGCACCCGCACGCCAGCAATGGCTCGCCCAGCGTCAACCGGCCGTTGAGGCAGCCAAGAACCTCTTCCCCGACCTCTTCAAGAAAGGCACGCCGATGCATACGGCGTATCAAGCCACCATCAAGCAGGCGCCGGAGCTATTGAAGCTCCCGCAGAGCGAATACTGGATCGGCCTCGCCTTGTACGGCGAATCGCAGCTCATGCAGAAGCAGGCTGCCGACCAGGCCAAAGCCAAAGCCGCCAAAAAAGTCTCAGCCAGTGAATCATCGAAGACCCCGACACCTGTGAAACCCGTGAGCACGCCGAAATCTTCCACCAAAGGCGCGGTCAATACGGCCACGCGAAACCGAGTGCTCTCTGGCGCCGGCGGGATCAACGATCTCGAGGCTTACATGTCAGAGGCGCTGTTCAGTTAAACAAACCTCTAAAAAGAAAGAATTAATCTCATGCCCGCTACAGCAGGTGCCTTGTTCCCATCCACGGGTAACCGTGAAGACCTCCTCGACATCATCAGTGTTGTCGATGCGAAAAACACTCCCATCAGCTCGTCTGTCGCCAAAGTCGGCGCCGATCTGAACAACCCCGGCCTCTACAGCTACCAGGCTGATTCCTACAACTCGCCCACCACGGACGGCGTTGTCGATTCCGCTGACGTTTCCGAGTTCGATGACCCGACCAAAAATCGTGTCCTCCTCAGCGCCCGCGCGCAGAAGTTCCGCCGCACGATCAAGGTCAGTGATTTTCAAAATATCACGGACGTGGCCGGCGTTGGCAAAAAGCGTGAGATGGCCCGCGGGACAGCTCGCGCCCTTACGGAAATTAAAAGGGATATTGAGGCGACCATCAGCTCGGACAACGACTCCGTTGAAGGTTCTGGCAGCGTGGCCTACAAAACCCGCGGCCTCGGCAAATGGATTGCGGCTTATAGCGGCACAGGCGACTTGCCCGTTCCGGCCTCGCAAGCCACGCCCTCTGGCAGCATCAACAGCACGGCGACCACAGCTCTCACCGAGAGCGCGTTGCAAGACGTGCTCCAAAGCATCTACCAGCAGACCGGCACGACCGATCGTTTGGTCATGGTTGCCGGCCCCGCGCTGAAGAAAGCCATCACGAACTTCACCCGCTTCACGGTGAACTCGACCAGCAACGTCTTCAACCTGCGTCAGACGACCCAGAACGCCGAGTCCGGCACTCTTTCGTCTCATGTGAGTTTTTACGAAGGCGATTTTTCGTCCGTCGAGATCGTGCCCTCGCTTCTTTTGAATGCGACCGCTGCGACCGACGCTGAAAAGCACGCCCGCGGCTACGTTATGAACGCCGATCACCTCCTTCTCCGTTATGGACGCCGTCCGCGCTTCCACGCTCTCCCCGAAATGGGAGGCGGCGACAGGGGTCTCATCGACGCCATTGTGTCGCTCGCGGTCCTCACTCCGAAGGCCATGGGCAAGTTCAACGCGACTGCCTAATTCACCAACGAAACAACTAACTAGGAGAAATTAGACATGACCCTGTTTGAATTGCCCAACGAAACGAAAGCCGCAACCGGCTTTACCCATAAGGCCATCATTACTTCGGACGACCTCACCAATTCCACGGATGCGGCGGCCCAAGATGTGAAGATCATCACCGTGCCGGCCAAGAGCCTCGTCACCCGCGTGGCGATCCACTTGGCTACGCCGTTCCAAAAGACCGGCACCTCGGCCTACAACACCAACGCCGTCATCATCGGCGATTCCGGTGACACCGACCGCTGGCTCACTTCCACCGAAGTGAACGTCAACGGCAGCGAAGTGCTGGCCAAAGCCCAGCCCTCGACCATCCCGGCGGCCTACGTTGCAGCGACGGACATCAACGCGAACTTTGCGTCGATGGCCTCCTACGACCTCGCCGAGCTGGATGCCGGTGAGATGCACGTCTTCTTCGCGCTCACGCCGCTGGCTGAGTACTAAGACAAGCGTCTTGAAACACTGCGGCCCCTTCGGGGGCTGCAGCATTCAGGATGTCAGAACAAATCTTCGCCGAGCTGGTCGGCGACATGGATGACGAGTTAGCGCATCTCGTCAAAGAGGAGCTGCAGACCGGATGGCGCGCACAACAAGTGATGGCCGCCATCGACATGCAGAAGGCCAAGCAGCTCAACGACCGGCTCGAACATTGCACCGTCGAAGGACTCGGCCAGCACGTTATGGATGTGCCGGCCGATGCTTATTTCGCGTGGAAACGCCACCTCGGTGACGACTGCTGGTCCGACAAAGGATTCCGCAACTGGTTCAAAAAACAAAACCCCGAGTCAGTCGTCAACTACACACCGCGCAACACCACCATCCTCGTCCCGTGACCAAACTCGACCGCGAAAAAATCACCCAGCTCATCGGCGACATCGACCAAGCCGATGCGGATGGCTCCAGCTACATTCAGCGGAAGCTGCGCAACTTCAATACCCGCTACTGCATCTGGCCCGGGCAGACTGACGACGGCCGCAAGCATCAAGGCGCGTATGGGAAGAAAATTTTTCCATGGGATGGGGCAGCCGATACAAAGATTTTTCTCAGCGAGCAGATCATCCGCGAGCGTGTCATCGCCCTCGTCAACGCCTTCTTCAAGGCGCGCATCCAAGTCCAGCCGGTGGAGAGCATGGACATCGACAAGCGCAACGCCGCCGAGACTGTCCTCAAGTGGCTCATGTTCCAGCACTGCCTGGATGACCTCCGGCGCGAGGTGCGCTTGGCTGCCGAGCTGAGAGAGACCTACGGCCTCGCGGTCATGGCCATCGACTGGGAGCAGCAAACCCGGGTTGAGGTCAAATCGTTTTCCATGGAAGACGCCATGACGATGCTGCAGGAGTCGCAAGACCCCAACCTGCAAGCCCTCCTTGAGGTCGTGCTTGATCCTGAGCAGGAAGAACTTGCCGCGCAGCTTATGGGCGAAGTCATCCCGGCGCTCGGCTCCACGACCAAAGTCCGCCAGTTCCGCGAGAAGGGATTTGTCGAATGGGACGAGCCTTACATCTTCAGCAGTAAGCCGGTCGTCCGCGCCCTTGAGGCATGGGAAGACATCATTTTCCCGATCCAGACCGACAGCATCCAACGCGCCTCCTTCGTTGCCCGCCGGGAGCTTCTCAACGAAGTCGAACTCCGCGAGCGAGCCAACCTTGAGGGATGGAACAAGGAATGGCTGGAACGCGCCGTGAAGCACAAAGGCGAGATGAAGCGCGTCCATCTCAACATCCACCGCAGCGACCAATTCCTCTACGAGCAGCTACGCGACCTTATTGAAATCTGGCATGTGTATCGCAAGGAGATCGATGACCGCACCGGCGCCGTCAAGGTAACCCGGACGGTCATCAGCTACAGCATCACCGACCAGGCTGCCGTGCATGACATAATGCCTTACCAGCATGGTCTCTATCCCTTCGTAGAGCTTCCCCGTGAGCGCAACACGCGCCCTCTCCTTGAGTCACGCGGCATCCCCGAGATCGTCCAGACCGCCCAAGAAGAGATCAAGGTGCAGCGCGACTTCCGGGTTGACCGCGCCAGTATCAGCATTCTCCCACCGCTCAAAACCAGCGCCGCGCGCGGCAAAATGGACCTCGTCCTCGGCCCTGCCATGCAAATACCCGAGCGGCGCCCTGGCGAAATCTCTTGGATGCAACCGCCGGCCTTTGACCAGGGCAGTATTGAAGTTGAGGCCGCCACGCGCGCCGACATCGACCGCTACTTCGGCCGCATGACCGAGGCCGTCAATCCGAACATGGCGATGCTCCACATGCAGGAGCTGGTCGATAGCTGGCTCATCGACATGAAGCTGGTGATGGCCCAAGCGATGGCGCTTGCCCAGCAGTATATGACTCCCGAGGAGGTCGCGCGCATCACCGGCAATGCCCAGTTGGCATTCAACGCATCGCCCCAAGACATCCGGGGCCGCTTCGACATTACCGCTGAGTTTGACGCGCGCCTCCTCGACA